TCCTTATTGGGTTCATATGGTTTGCGACCACGTTTGACTAGTTTAGGATTATCACCCCAATCGCCACCAATGCCTGGTGCTTCGGTAACGATACCCATTGCCTTCAACATAGCACGAGCAACTACACGGTCTTTTTCTTTTTCTACTTCTGGCAACTGTGCATAAGTTTGTTGGGCAAGAGCATAACGCTTCTTTTTCTTATCGGGAATGGTTGGCGTATCTAGCTGCAACTTGCCCATATAATCAGCCATAGCAGTTTTATTCCAACCATCGTGGATAGCGTTGGCAATGGCTTCTACATCTGTAATGCCACTATCAATCATACGCTTTGCAGCAGTGGCACTTTCAATATTTGCCAACCAACCAAAGTTATTGTTAGGTGTAGATAACCCATAATGATAAGCGTCATCAAGTGCTTTATCACTTATGTGAGCAAGTTGTTCTACTGATAAACTTTCAGTGATGATACTTTCTTCAACACTTTCACCAAGTCCCATACCAATGCGAACTGCTTGCATAAGTGTCTTGCCATCTACTGTGATATTTGGTGGCACACGTGTAGCACGTTCAAATGCTTCTGGATCGCCGCTTTTGGCTGCTTCACGTGCATTTGTCGCGGAGGTTAATCGTGGGCTTTCCATAAAAGAAAGCGGCTCAAAATGATAGAAACCATGTGTTACTTGCTTGCCGTTGTATTGTTCCAATACTGGTCGCATACTTGCCATGTCGTCTTCGCCAGCCACAAAAGTGGCACTGCGGAAACCTTTGTCATAAAGATATGCGGCTGCTTGTAGGAATGTTTTGATTGATGGTTCTTCAACGAGATGTCCTTGTGTTTGTGGATAAAGTGCTTTAACCCATTTAACTTTTTGTTCATAGTTAAGTGGATTCTTTTTGGCATCTTGGCTTTTACTTAGAAATAACGCCCAACTGCCTTTTTTTGCTACACTTTGTAGGGTTTTAATAAGCCCTTCGTGACCAAAATGCGGCGGATTCATGCGCCCAAATGCAAATGCAACATGAGGATTTGGTGCTTCATTAAAGATAGTGCGGTGGCTTAGGGTCATTATACAATCCAGATAAAATATTTATCTGGTATGTCAATAGGTATTAATTTGGTGTCCAGCGATGACGAGGCACAAGTTTAATGTTAGGTTCGCCATAATTGACATAACCTTCTCCGCCCTTTTGTCCCTTGGTAGTTTGTTGTATATCGCCGCCTTCACTATCTAATTGATCAATGATTGCATTTTTAATATTGCGTAGGTTCTCAAGAACTGCAAATGTAGCAATAAACCCTTTTTGGTTTTGCGCAATCCAATCCTTTATCTTCTGCTGCATTGTTGCATTTTGTTTGCTACCGCTGCTTATCCAATTTGTAAATTCGCTTGCAAGATCACTTGTTCTGCCAACTCTTGCCATTTGATTATTAAAATTATAAAGCACACCCTTAAAGCTTGCCATTTTCATAGCAGCGAGGCGCTCATCGTTCAAGAAATTATCTATTGCGCTTTTATTTGCTGCAACATATTTTTGTAAATCTTGCAATTTCTTAGTGTCAATCTTAACAGGCTGCTGTGCATATCGCGGACCCAATACAATCAAGCCTTGTGACTTATTAAATGGTGTAAAATCATCAATAGGTTGTTGTTGGTCATCGCCCATGCCAAATTGTGGAAAGTATGCATGTCCTACGACTGCTGCAGTTGCTTTTGATATTCGTTGCCCAAGTTCTGTTGAAGCAGGTATGCTATATGTTACATTATTTGGTGTAAAAGTATATGCATTATTTTCTAGTGGTGGTCTGCGCATAAACAACAAATCACCATATACATAGCCACGAAAATCTTGTGGAGTTGCAGCTTCAAACAATGACCATAAACTTGCGTATTCGTTGGCAAACCGCATGCGTTCGTCTTCTTTGCCCGCTTCTACTTTACCAGTGCTCATGATAAAACGTACTAATTCTTGTGGGCTTTGGCTTTTACCGCTGCCATCTGGTTTTAGCCAACCATTGTGACCAACCATAATAAATTTACCATCTGGCTCACGTCCCCAATAGACTTGAGGTTTGCCATCCCATTTCCAACGCACGGTTTGTGGATTGCTTGCAATTTGGGCGAGTCGATTAATAGCTTTTTCAGCGCCCATGCTACCTTCAATGAGAACAAGGTCTTCTACGTGCTGAAAAGCACGACCAACTTTAGGCGCTTCGCTGATAATCTGATTAATGAACATCAAATATTTATAGGTTTTCTAGGAACCACATATATGTGGGCACACTAAAACCAAGACGCCACTCACCATTTAAACCAATTACATTAAACTTTTCTGGCAGTGGTTCATCTTCGTAAATTGGTTTGCCGCTTTTGGCACCAATTTGTTTATAAAATTTACCGTTGAAATATGCCAACCATTCTAATTCAATCTCGTCAAGTTCAATTTCTTTAAGATGTAATAGTTGATCAGAAATAATGTTACCACTATCATCTACTTCTGTATGTTTGGGTTTTTTATTAACAAGTCTGATTTTTAAAGTGTGGTCGCCTTCTGGTAAATCTCTGGAAAAAGCGATAGTTTTTACATTGCTATCGCTTTCTAATTCAGAAACTTCGCCTGATTCAACAATATCATCATTGATGAGTATTTCAAATTTAGGCGGATCATTATGCCATGAACTGCTTAATTGAACTTTAAATTCTACTGTTTCTAAATCATCAGACATTAAAGTATCCTTTATACCTTTTTATTTAATTTTAATTTAATAGGTTGTGGCGTGTTTGTTGGAGCGGCAGGTGCTGCTTGTGGCGCATCAAGATGATGTGGGCCACCATTTGAAGTTTGATTTGTTAGCACTTTCTTAAGTTCTTCAACATTGCCTTCATACTTGTGATAACCAGTATGGTCAAGTTTAATGCCTGTATCAGCAAATACCTTGCCGCCAGCCATACGCCATAGATAACAGAATGTCCAATCTTCACTCAGATAGTTGTCATCCTTATCAATCATTGTGTCAAACAAACCATACATAAGTGGCTCATATTGCGCACCAATACCAATATTATCGCGATATTTTAATTCTGGATGCAGAGCAATTAGTTGTTCGATAACCCCACGCTTGACCATCATGAATCCTGTTCCAAGTGTTGAAACTTCAACTAGGTCACCTAAAATAGCAGGATTAGGAACAGTGTTAATAACATAACGAATTGGAATACGCTTCATTGGATAAACGCCGCCAACAACATCCTGATTGGCAAGAAGCAAACGAATAATTGCTTCTGGATCAAATCCTAAATCAACGTCAATAAACATCAAGTGTGTTGCAGCTTGGTTAAACAAGAACTTTGCAACAAGGTTGTTTCGCCCACGAGTAATAAGACTTTCATTAACCATTGTATCAATTGAATAATTAAGTCCCATCTTGCCTGCAATAATACCAAACTTGATCATTGCAATAAAAGTTGCTTCATTACAAAGACCACCATACATTGGTAAGCAGAAATGAATATGTTGTTTGCGTAAAAAATCTAGTGCTTCTGGCGGTAAGCCAAACTCATTTTGTGGCTGCTGTGTAGTATCATTCATTGATTAATAATCTTTCCTTGGTTAATTGAGTATTATGTATTATATAGCACTCTATTAATGTTACCACCAGAAAAGTTTGTGATGTGCGCACGACACCAGACGAAATTGCCTGTGAAATTATAAAAAGTTGTGCCGCTTATTGGAGTTGTTCCATCTCCAATAGATGTTCCAGTAACATCAAACCAATCACTGTCTGTTGGATTTGTTAATAGTGTTGCTTGAAATTTTAATATGCCAACAAATCCACTTAAACTATATGTTACTGTGTGTAATCCATCTGTATAACCATAGTAGCCATTACCTTTAAATTGATTGCTGCTCCAAGTAGTACTCGTGCCATCATATGGCGGATAAACTTGTCCGTACTGTATTGAACTTAACACTACTTGTGGTAAACTAGCCATTATTATTCCGCTTTTTCAACTTCAACAATTATATTATTGCCAACTAATTCCTGAACAACACTTTCAATACTTTCAACAATATCATCACGTAGGATGTCTTGATTGTTTGAATTTTTGTCAGCAACAAGTTTGCTTACTTTGATAACTAATACTTCTTCGTAGATTTTAGCCATTGATATTCTCCAATGTATTTATTCTAGGCTTACGTCCGCGCTTTTTACCACCGCCACGTACCACACCATTAGGTTTAATATCATAAGCAAGACCAAGACGAGTAGGTTCCATGCCATCAATTTCATCAATCTTATCAATAGGCACACTAAACTTTCGCCCACTTCGATGTGAAGAAATGAACTTCATCGTGCCCTCATCACTAACAACTTTATCTACATTAAGAAATAATTGTTTCTCCATCGGCATGCCACCAAAGGCTGGTACAGGACAACGTGCTAGAATACGAGTCTTTGTATTCACGACACCACGATTAATAAGGGCTGTTGCTAATTCAATATTCATAATGTTACGCTTTCTCTTTCTTTACTAACTTATAGACTTTATTGATTCCATCTTGGAATAACATATACAGCAGCGGAATGTTGTCTGCACTTCTGCAAAATACACGGACTGAACCATAGTAATAACCTGTTTCAAGACCTGTACTGGTACGAACACACCAACGGTTTAATTCGTATGGCATAAACAAATCATCGCTATTATCAGTTACAAATTTATGTAATTCAAGCAAGTTATCTCGTTGTGTTTTTCTGCCACCATAACCGCCGCTTTGCCATCCCCAATACGTGTCGAAATCAACCTGATAAGGAACATTAGGATTATACTTCAATTCACTTACAAGTTTAACATCAACCGCGATATTGTCAAGATTATTCATTTCAGCAATATACTGATTATTGCTTGTGGTAAATCCCTTGACTGATGCAAGCAATGATGGATCATCAAGAATTGCGTCAAGTGCTGTGGTACTATTGGTAAAGAAACGCAAATATGATTCTTTACGAAGCCGACAATCTGGATCAAGATTTTTCAAAGTCTTTCGCATATTTTCACGAATATCCCAATCTCTTGGAACTGCTAATTCTACACGAAAGTGATACTTGCCATACCATAGTTTATTTTCAGTGCCAATATACCACTTAAACAAGTGGTCTTTAAACCGATCACGGTATTCAATTAAGGTTAGTTCCGTTATCTCTGTCATCTTGCGCTACCAATTCTAACTTATCATCAATTAAGTCTACCTTAATAATAGCATGATTTGCTGTCTTGTCAAACAGTATTTTCTTTGCTAACGGAACTTTGATATGTTCATGAATTGTACGATGCATTGGTCGTGCGCCAAGACTTGGAGTATAGCCTTTTTTACATAGCCAATCCCATGCAGCATCAGTGAGTGATACGGATGTATTCTTTAATAATAATTGTTCATTTAGATCACGAATAAACTTTTCTGCAACCTTGCGAATTGTAACGTTATCAAGTTTGTTGAATGTAACAATCGCATCTACACGATTGCGGAACTCTGGACGGAAGAATTCTTTAACAGCAGCATCAACTGCATCCACATTTGTTCCACCGCCAAATCCAATAACATTGCGTTCGCTATCAGCAGCACCCAAATTACTTGTCATGATAAGGATAGATTGGCGGCAATCAGCACGTTTGCCATTGGTACCAGTAATGAAACCTTCGTCCATAACTTGCAGCAACACCTGTGATACATCAGGATGTGCTTTTTCAATCTCGTCAAAAAGAATAATACAATGTGGATTCTTGGCAATCTCACTAATCAACAAACCACCAGCAAGGTTAGCATCTTCATAACCAACATAGCCTGGTGGCGCACCAATAAGGCGTGAGATAGAATGACGCTCTTGATATTCACTCATATCAAAGCGCAGTAACTTCATGCTCAACCGATCAGCTAATTGTTTAGCAAGTTCGGTTTTACCTGTTCCAGTGGGTCCAAGGAACAGGAATGAACCAACTGGTTTGTTATCAGCTTTTAATCCTGCTTGGGATACCCATACACGATCAAGAACCTTATCGACGGCTGTATCTTGATTATATACAACTGCTTTGATTTCAGCGCCGATGTTGGGCATAATCTTTTGTGTATTTTCTGCGCCCAATTGTGATTCAGGAATTTTAGTAATACGACTTAATTCACGACGAATATGATTAACGTCAATTGTACGAGAGCCACGTGACTGTGTGCGGCGAAGAGCAGCGGCACTATCTATTAGATCAATAGCTTTATCTGGCAGTTTTTTATCTGCTTGATAGCGCGCACTTAATTCTACAGCTTCTGTAATTGCTGCATCAGTAATTTTAACGTTATGAAATGTTTCATAGCTGCTCTTAATACCTAGAAGAATAGTCTTGGTATCGGCAACACTAGGTTCATCGACACTCACACGATTAAAACGACGCATAAGCGCACGGTCTTTTTCAAAATGTTGTGTATATTCTTCCCATGTAGTAGAAGCAATAACTTTAAAATCACCACGAGCAAGTGCTGGTTTTAACATGTTGGAAAAATCTACACTGCTATTACTGCCGCTGCCAGCGCCTCGCATCTGATGTGCTTCGTCAATAAACAAAATAATGTTGCCAAGTTCAGTAGCAGCATTCATAATTTCTTGTAAGCGTTCTTCAAAATCACCACGATATTTTGTGCCAGCTAATAGCGAACCAATGTTTAAGCTATAAACTTCATGATTTTTTAGAAATTTAGGCACATCGCCATTAACAATGTTAAGAGCAAGACCTTCTGCAATCGCTGTTTTACCGACACCGGCATCACCGACAAGTAACACATTGCACTTATTCTTACGAGCAAGAATTTGTGTCATATCAGCAAGTTCGCTTTCGCGACCAATTAATTGCTCAATTTTTCCATTACGTGCATTTTCATTTAAATTAATGCAGTATTCTTCTAAGGTATTTGTAGCATAACTACTTGATTTTTTATTTTTATTTTTGTTATATGCTTCAATAACTTTTTCTGGTTCTACACCATATTTGTTCAAAAAGTAAGCAGCGTGACTATGTGTTTCTTTAGAAATAGAAAGATATAAATCACTGATATGAATTGTATTGCGACCAAGTAAAATTACTTGAGTAAAAGCACGATTAAAAACTCGTTCAATAATTTGTGTTTTTTTAGGTTCTACAGTGTTTGCTGTATTAACTGGTACATTTTCAAAAATATAATCTTCAACTTCTTTAACTAATTGTTGAACATCAACGCCAATAGTTTCTAGCACAGAAATAAAACTTTTTTCATGTAGCATAGAAAGCAATAAATGCTCTACGGTAAAATATTGATGATTGTTTTCGCTTGCAAATTGTTTTGCAAACTTTACGATTTTTTCTAAGTCACTGTTACTA